CCCAAATGCAGTTCAAGGAAGGCTTAGGGGACGTCCCGGTGATTACTTGTTAGAAATACCAAAATGGCGTGGGAATATTGTTTTTACAGAGCCTAATGCTAATGGAGATGGCAATGTACCTAGGGAGGTTGATGATGTATATTATGAGCTTGCTTCTACTCAAATGACAGATAATAAAATACGGGGAAATGTTGCTTATTATAAAGTAGATGTTAGATTGCAGGGTACGGTACCTACTAACAACGTTACAGTAAAAATTGAAATAGATGATTGGGCTAATATGCAATCATTTGTCAAGATAAATGATACTGCTAATACTAGTGGTTATCCTAATGCTGGACAATATATTGAGTTAGTTTTTACTTCTAGTAATTGGGAAACAATTCAGTCTTATTATATAATTCCACAAAATACTTCAGATGCCGCTGATGAACAGTTTACATTAAAGTATACTTGTACATCTACAGATTCTGCTTGGACTCATACTGATAGAGATTTTAATAAAACCTTTACTTATGTAAGTGATGTTATTGCTGGAATTATAATAAAAAGAAGTACTTTTAAACTCAGTAATGTAGCAGAAGGAATAATGGAAGAATTTAAAGTTGAAGTGAAACTAACTGAAAGTCCTCAATTCCTTGAAAGCACTGTAGCCCTTGGTGTAAGATTTCAAAGTAATAACTATTCTAAATTAAAAGTCAATAAAACATCATCAGCAGAAGATAATGTAAAAGTTCTTCAATTTACTAATGCAAATTGGGATACCTATCAAACTATCTATCCTTATGGAGTAGACGATGGAGTTAAAGATGGCAATTCAGTTTATTCAATGGCAATAAGTGGAATCCCAAATGGAAGCCCAAGATTTATAGAGCTTGAAGAAAATATTCAAAATTGCGTTAGATTTGATGATGGTAATTTTGTAACTAATGATTTTACTTACGATGGATTAAGTGACTGGAATGTAGTAGTTCTTGAATCTGGTCAATCAGAGGGCGATGATGACGGTTCTGATGATGATGGTTCAGATGATGACGGCTGGAAACCATAATGGCATTAGCAACTCCAACATATCCAGATAGTGGTCAAGAGCCAACTCAAAGTCTATTAAATACAGGCTTAAATAAAGACAATTCTATTCAAGTCACTGGTAATTATACCTCAGATAAAACAACAGAATACTTTATTAGGGTTACTTCAATAACAGAGGGAAAGGTTACTTTAATCAATAACACTCCAATTTCAGGCCCGGGAGGAAGTTTAAGTAATGTAGATGTATCAAAAGCAAGTACTACAACGATGACTGGTTCAGGAAGTGGTTTAAAGGTTGATATAGATGTAAAAGATGGCGCAATAAATACTATTACTGTTGACACAGACCCCGGAAGCGCTGGAACTGGTTATGCTATAGGAGATAAGTTTAAAGTATTAGGTACAGTATTTTACCAAGGAACTAGTCCTGCGAATGATTGTGTTTTTCAAATAACTGCTGTTGAGAATACTGATTTAAAATATAGATATAAATATAAAACAGATGGATATGATTCTGGTTGGCAACCAAGTGCAGAAGTAACTGCTGTTAGTAATTTTGAAACTCGTAAAGACATAGGTAATGGTCTTGAGCTAGGATGGGGAGACTTTATTCACTTTCAAAAAGGTGAGGAAATTAATTTTTCATACGGAGTAAGTGGCACAATAGCTAGTAATATGCACGTTTTGAACACAAAAGATGGAGCTCATTTAATAAGATTTCAAGAAGGAGTTTTAACAGCTCATTACAACCTAGATAAAGCGATACCAATAGACCAAAATAATCCACCTGATACCGTTAGTACTGGAAATGATTATGTAGGTATTTTAAGCAAGAATAGCAATTCTGCATCTTTTTCAAAAATTAATAGCAAAAGTGTTTCTGTTGGTTTAGGAGGAGACCCATTAACTCCACCTAAGTGGGTTGGTATGCAGATGTATAAGCAGTTCAAAAAAGAATTTAATGAAGATACTATTATTATAGAAGATGCTGAATTAAAGATTAATACAGAGATACCTCAGTTAGATGACTTGGTATTTTTAGATACAGCAAATTGGTATGATTCTGGAGGAACAAAAGGTGCGTCTCAGTCTACTGCTTGGACTGCTAAGTATTGGGCAGGTTTCCAATTTGGGAAATCAGATTTATATATATTTAGAGTAGTGACAGATGCAATTAGCCCTAGAGTAGAAAAAGTATTAGGAGTAACAAAATACGGTATTGAAAAAACAGGTATACAAAACCCACAAGCTATAACATCAGATGGCCCTCATTTATTTGTTTTAGATAAGGCTGGAGCAGGTGGATTGATACATTGTTTTAAGTTTACTGGTTCAGTTGATAGTGGGGAACTTACCTGCCCTAAGATTGATTCTATGGATAAATACAATAGTAACTGGCCTTATGCTTTACCAGATACACCAAGGGGGATAGCAGTTCTTGATGAAGCTGGTTCAGACACGGCGGGAGCAGGTGCTTGGTATAGTGATATCTTAGTAACACCTAGCGACTCTAGTATGAACACTGGTAGTGGTGGTAATGGTAGGCTCTGGATACAAGCTAGTTGGAACTTTAATGAAGAACGAGATTATGCGCCATATATGTCTGACCCAGAATATGTATCTAAGACTTCTAATCACAATAGTGATGCTTGGTTTCCTGTTATATGTGGACACGAAGAAAACGCAGAGTGGTTATGGTCTGTTAATTTAGCCAATCCAGCTCATCCTACAGGTATGGTTCCAGATTTAAATACTAATGGCAGATTAAAAATGGACAATAGGAGTCCGGCTTTAGATAAGTTTTATAAAAATAATATGTATGAATCAGCACAAGGAGTTAGGTCTTCTGTTGTTATTAGGGGAGCTTACGATATAGAATCTACTACTGGTAGTAATGCTCATCCTCAGGCTGATACTGTAACTGAAACAAATGATGATGTTGCTTGGATTTCGAGTAGTGGCACTGGTGGTCTTATGGGTTCTTATGCTGGACTTGGAAAGAAAATTAGGCCTAGAGAAGCAGGTGTTATGCAAACTTTAAGATGGGGCCTTGTTGATATACAGGAAGATACAAAAATTGGAGTAGTATGTCTTTATTCATCTACTGATATGACTCATTATAATGGTCAAAATACTATTATGAAAAGACCATATGGTCATTTAAATATGCGTTCAGCTCTATACGCTGAAGTTGTTTCTAGTAGTGCTTATTATGCTAGTTCATATCTCAACTTTGGATTGGGAGTTTCGAGTGATGAAAGTAGTTTTCAATTAGCCGCTAGAGATAGGCTTGTTAATCAAAGTGGTGGAGACCCTAAAGAAGTAGAGATTGCCGCTATACCAGCAAGTCAAGTTCCAACTTTTAATATTATTGATGGAACCGTAGATGGCTTTACCCAAAAGCCTTTAATTATTCCATTAGCAGAAGATTGCTATGCTCAAGGATATACAGATACAGATATATCAGGTAATTTTATGAAATCTGTTTGGGCAGTTCCAAATGGTAGCGAGTTTTCTGAAGAAGGTAGGGATGGAAGAAGATTAAAACCTACTACTATACAAAGAGTTTTATACAATACAGATGGAGCAGGAGCAGAAAGACTTGTTACCTTTGATAAAGATGGAACAGTGAAGACTTATGACCTATCTGCTCTTTATGCCGCTAATTCTTTACAAACAGGTTCTGGTGCTAATAGTTGGAACAAGACTTCATTCCTAAGAAAAAATCCATATGATGAAGAGAATGATAACATTGAAGCAACTTCAGCTGGAAATTCAGCAAGTGAACTTGTACCCGGTGGTGTAACATCAACTGGAGACCTTACAACGGCAACGGGTTTTATTCAACATCCTACAGCAAATGGTATGAACTTTGGACAGTCTGGAGATGATTCTAGGAAGGTTTGCAAAAGAGATGCTACTAAGTATGAAGTTGATTTATATAGCAATCTAACTGGAAGTGGAAATTATCAGCAGTGGGAAGATGCTTATGGAGCTAAGTCTGGGTTATTTAGAATAATGATATTGCCTTCAGAACTACCATCAGATAAACAAATTAAAATAAACTACAATAAAGAACAAAGTGAAACTCAGTGGGACTTTACTCCTACAAGTATATATCTTGGTACGAGAGCAATAGTATTCAATCAAGGTAAGCCAATGATATCCTACCTTGAGCCACTTAATTTAG